TAAGTTTGTGAGTTCATTGTGCTTTCGCGATTGGTGCCGAACTAACGGCGGTGCTATTATCTCTAGCAAAGTGACTACGATTCACGGCCACCCGTTTCACTTCCGGGGAGAAGGCATTAGCTCATTCTAGTCAAAACCGGGGAGTTTGGTTGTCATTTACCCTCTGACAAGAGACAGTTTCTAGACAGCTTATAGCTCTGGCAGAATACATACGCCTGGCGGTGCAGACCAGGTTGTGTATGTATGAGAATGGCGAGCACATCCTCTTAGGCGTTGATCGTTTTAAATGAGGTTACCCAGATAGCCTCACGATCGCGTCCTTATTCCACTATGCTGTCCAATCCTAATACTAGCCGCTAAAACAAAGAGATAGGTCACGTCTTTCCCGTGTGCCTATTCGAGGCTTGTGCTCCTACTCTAGTACTTCGGATTTGCTTTTCCTCTCCTATTATAGACCTAATCACTTAAATAGTTTTGTCATGACTAGGGGAGGGGGTCTGTTGAAAATCCAGCTGGTATCAATTGCGGACTCCCGATTAGGAAGCCGAATGTAAAATCATCCTTAGCTGCGATCATCACAAGTGGTTCATCATCAGTGGTGAATTCTCCTGCGTATTTCTTCACAATAACGTAGGGCAATGAAGCCAGGACATTCTGGAACCCCTGCGATGCAGTCTGATTACAGACTTCTCGTCGGGTTTGAGAATAAAATGGCACTTGTACTTCATTGACTGGATTATTAGGAGGTGTATAGTGAAAGGGGCCTTCACCATAGTTCCTGATTTCATCATCATATTGTCCGCTATACGTGACTATTCCTGAGTTACTTGTTGATATGGTTTTATATGCAATACCACCTCGATAGAAGTAGTATATGTTCGACCAATACCCTAAGTAACCTCCAATATTGTATCGCACAATATTGGGAAGAAGTCGCGTACGTGCATCCAATTTCTCAGCTGTGGCTCTCGTTCGTCTGAAAGCACGTGTTGAATTTCGAAGATTTATACACATTTCACCAGAAACAAGTTTTGTGGCATCAAGATTATCTTCCATTTTATGATCTTTATCAAGAACACAATAATGAGTATCCTTAACTGCATTTTTCACATCGATTTGTCTCTCCACCTTAGTAGATGTTAGATTCGCGTATTGAAGCGGGGTAAATGCGTTAGGTTTTGGCCATGACAGAGCAACATTCTTAGCATGTTTCCATACCAGAATCTTGATACTCTGTGAAACTGTTTCAGGGCAAGTAAGCGGGGATACTACACGAATAACAAGCTGTCCTACACAGGGATCGTTAACATTTGTAAGTGCCGTTTCTAAATTTTGAAGCATATTATACTTATGTACATATGGAATTTCGAAAGTCATTTCACTTTGTTCTGTAATGTCAAAGATTTGTCGATAACAATTTGTCGTATCAATAGCATTGTAATCGGGCATAGCGTTCCAGTCTCGAGAGCGATTTGGGATGAAAAACACCTCGAATCGACCTACATGAAAAGCGGTTTTAACGAGAGAAATTCTATACACCCAATCGGCTCTGTGCATTTGAAAACCTTGAATAACATATTCAGCTAATGAATGATCAAACACATTAAAGGATCTTACAGGTTCTGTAGCAGTTACGATTACTCTTGAATTGGGTGCTTGAACAAATGGACTAGCATTATATACACCTAAGGTATCATTGTAGTCTTGTTTAACATTCCAATCAATAACATCTACCAATCCGGGTCTTGAACACACGTGTTCTACACTCATTTCATCGGCAGTACTAATTAGATTGTTTTCCGTTTCTGCAATTTCATTATCATTTGACATAGCTAGAATAACAGCGTTATCCTTGGCAGTAAATTGACAAAATCCTCGTCCTGGAATGTGCGAAAGGGGGGGGGCATGACTACCTTCCACTGGCCTAGACCATCCAAACACGTTAGCTACAGAGCCAACAATGTCGGAGGCCCATTCAGCTTGAGCGGCGTAAGTTCCTACGATTGGTATGTTCTTCGCTGCACCCGTTATCTTACCGATACCGGAAGCAACCTTGCCAATGATTCCTTTAGCTTCTTTACCTTGTCTTTCGACGCGGTAAGTAGAAGTGTTGTCAAGTGGGGTGGGGATCTGAAGATCAATATTTTCAAAAGACGCATATACCTGAATTGGAATGGAGAGTGAATTATCAGATGACAGAAGTGGGCACAACTGCCAGATGTCTACTCTAAACAAATTCTGTGAAGAAGGTTTTGCTTGTTCAGCATCAGGTTTTGCAATCCAAGGAATAATAATTTCAGATGCGGTGTTCGTCTGCAAATCAAGTTCTACTCCGGGGTACGATGTAACACCAACTCTTCCCTTCCGATCCACGTTGGTGTAACCAGATTCTGTGTTGTCATTTGGTGCATACGTAATGAATAGACGGCCAGCTATGAATGGGTTCGCATTAATTAAAACTCGAAGTCGAATATCAGTTTTGAACCATTCAAAGTTCTTGATTTTATCAAATTTATTACCTAAAACCATTAGATCATGAGGGAAATAAAATGTTTTTAGGGGGGTTTGCACAGGCGTTGTTCCCTCTTGCGAAGAAACAGGCACGAGAGCGGGCGATGAAGCGAGTATTTTAGACTGCCACATCAAGGTCGGTCTTTTCAAGAAAGCTATAATGGATGATAGTTCGTTAATGCTGTCAAATTGAGAGGCTGGGGTTGTCGATTCATTATTTTGAACAACAGCAGCATCATTAAATGCAGTTTCTTCAACTCTTTGGTATACATCCGTAGTAACTTCAGTTGTCAAGACGGTCAAGTTATCAAGTTCGGTTTGTTGTGTTTGTTGTTGATTAGCAGGTGAAATTACAACTTCTCCAGAACGAATCCTGGTTCCAACTACACCCATAGTTGGAGAAGAGGTTGACTATTGGCATTTGTGG